TAGCAGGCGTTTTGCGTGAGTAGGAGCTTGTGCAAATTCATTTCTGATCATCCTCCTTGTCCTTCAACTGAGCAAGCATGGTTTTGAGCTTTTCTGGGATGGGAAGTCCAATATTCCCGGCATTCTCCAAAATGGACAGCCCCTCATTGGACAGGTAGAAGAAAATCACCGCAGTGCGTAGTGCCGTGCCGTTCTGGATGACATCCACATCAATGATATTGGCGATGCCTACCAGCAAGAAAATGGCGATCTTCTTTGCGATGCCCTTGAAGCCCACCTCACTCGACAGCTTCTTCTGCACACCAGCGGCCAGAAGACCGGTCAGGTAGTCGATGACCACAAACGCAATAAGGGCGTAGAGGAAGCCATCCAAGCCGCCAATAAACCACCCAAGCGCCCCTCCAATGGCTGCAAATCCGAGTTGGCAGTAACCTACGATTTCTTTCAACATAAAATTTCCTCCTCTGACTAAAAAATCTGATATGATAAAAGGTGCGGGTGTGAAAACGTGTAACTGAACGACAGTGTTGCGTCTGAAAATAGAAAGAAGGCGTTAAGTGTTTAAAATCACCTTGTCTGCCGCACTCAGGCAGATTTGCACTGAAAGGGAATTGACGTTTGAATCCGCCTCCCTGAAATGTGGTCTTAACAGCAGATTTTTAGAAGAACTGATTACCACAAGGGCAGATACATCTATTGATTCATTAGAAAAGCTCTGTAATGGATTAGGCGTGACCCCCAATGAGTTACTGCTGGGGAGTCACGCCTTCGATGAGTTGACATATCGAAGCCCTTTAGCCGTTACACGAATCCGGGTTTATCAAGGACGCTGGGGCCTTGATGGATACCCGCTCTGCCCACGCTGCGGAATTACCATGGAGCGGGAGTACCAGCGATATTGTGATAGATGTGGTCAGTATTTGGATTGGTCTAACTACGATGAAGCTCAAATAGTAACAAGGCCAATCCGTTCGTAGAGACTTAATCCAACACCCGCATCTGAATCGTCCCGGATAGAGTAAAGGTCATGGATGGGTAGTTATACATAGATCCAAGGGTAACAGTGCCGTTGGTCGTAATGCTTTCAGACCTTCCACCTATTGATGATTCTCCGCTACTGATGCACCAGCCGCCAAAAGAAGCACCAGTAACACGACACCCGTAGGCGACTCCACCGCCAGAGGCTACCCCTTGACCGTGATTGGTGAACGGCAGGCCGGTGATGCTGGTGACAGTCGAGGTCGTAGTAGTACTGGAGAAGGTGCCAGAAACACACCAACTGAGAGTAACTAAGCCCCCTTGATAGTTAAAGTGGCCCTCTCGATAGGAGTAAGACCCAGCCCCGCTTACAGCCGGATTCCAAGTAGCCCCAATAGACAGCACTTCATAGTAGGTGCCGGTAAACATCACAGTCACCATGCTTTGAGCAAGCCACCTATACGCGCCGCTGATTCTGACCCCTCCATAAGCGAGGTACGTCAACCCCGTTCCGTTAATGTTGAGCCGTGGCGAGGTTGCAGTGTTCGCATTGGACATAAAGATTGTAACGATAGCGCCAACGGCACGTGTGAAGTTTGCGCAGGTGACAGTTTTGGATGTGGTACCAGCTGATGTCGTACAAGTCCCGTAATAGCACTTTGCAAAGCCAGATACATTTCCGTAGAAGGTGGCATCGCCACTGAATGATACACGACCAGTAAAATAGCTCAGACCGTTGAGCCTTGTTTCTCCGGTCACCTTCAGGTCGGAATCCAAGGTGACATCCCGCCTGAAATGCGCATTCATATCTACGTCCATCCCATCATCTTCTGCCACTTTGCCGAAGGCTATTCCTGTCCCTCCAGCCTTAAAGTCCATGAACACCGCCGCAGTGGAGACTACATCCAAGACGCTGACAGAAGAGAAAGCATCCGTCAGCGTGTAACGGATGTCATAGGAGTATTCTGTAGAAATCAGCCCACCGCCAAAAATACAGGCGACATTGGAACTGAAGTTACCGGAATCCGTTGTCCATGTGCTCTCGGTAGAACGCTTGTACTCGATTTGGGTAGTGACTGAATTGTGCCCGTTGCAGGATGAATACCGGAAACGGTTTAGAGCTTGGATATATGTTCCGTCACCCGAAAGCACGCCATCGCTGGTACAACGATCAGATTCGTAGCTCGTAAAAGACGGTACGCTGTAGCTTTGTACGGTGATAGAAACAGTGGCGTAGTCTGAGAAGCGGCCTCGTGAATCAGTGACTCTCGCTCGGAAGGTGATGGTCCCGGAGCTGTTCAGAAAGCCCGTGGTCAGAGAACTCTCAGAACTTGAATATCCTCCACCAGTAATACTGTAGGAGCTTATGGTGGAGCCGTAGGAGCCAGCAGCACCTTGGATGGTCACTGTTGCCTTTGATTTAGTTGCCACATACACGCCCCAGTTTGGTGGAACGTCACCGTCTACCCTCGTTACAATCAAATCTGAAATGGTCGGCACCACGCTGGATGGAACGGTCAGCGTAAGATAGCTGGTCGACGTTCCAATCTGCGTGGTGCCGTTATAGGTGGTACAGGTGATTGTGCAGGTGCCGGAGATGGCGTTTGGAATTTGATTGCACAGACTCATCAGAGGCGTCCACGAAATGGAGGTGGATGTCGTTCGGCTGGCAATTGTCCCGCTTCTCGCACCAAATGAGTAGGTCAGTGTGTGTACGAAGGCGGTTGAAGCCCGGTTGACTGTCAGCGTCAGCGCAGTGCCTATAGTACCGTCAGGAGCAGTCACTGTAGAGGCACGTGGTATTGTGTCCAGGGTAATGGTCGCCGTTGCCGTGATGGAGTCATAGTAGGTGCCGCTCAGTGTCGCACGAATATAGTAGACTGCGGTGATGGTCAGGGTTTTGGTGCCATCGCTGTTGTGATTGACCACTTGGCTGACAGTATTGAACTGATGAGTGCCGGTCGAATACACACCAGGTGACGAGAAGGTTTGCGTTGTTCCATCTATTGTAATTCGGTTATCTGTACGACCGCTCACCTGAAGAGACCAGTCATTGATGAGCGCGATGCTCACCTGAATGGCAGATGTGTTTGCAGATACGTTCGGGGTCTGCGTCCAGCTGATACTTAGCGCATAGTGGCCGCTGCGAATAGACCCGGAAAAAGTGCCACTGGAAGCCAAAAGCGCTCACTCCTTTACGTTACAGCGGCTCTCCATTGAATGGACAGGTTGCCGGTGGTGCGGGGGATAAAGTCAAACCAGCCCCGTTCCTCATTGCCAAGGGATAGTTTGTTCCTTATCTCAGCATTCGTGATGACCAGGCTCTGATTGGAGATGTAGGCAATGGTCTGCCCGTTCTCTTTGAACGCCAGCTCCTCATTGGACAACTCTGCTGTGAAAGCATTGCCTACACGCCCCAGCTCAATCAGCGCTCCACGGAAGCGGATGTACTCTTCCAGCAGGCTCTGATTGGAGGAGATCGTGTCGATGATGTCGTTGGTGACAGCCGTGAAGTCCATGCGAATCTCCGTGCTGTTCTGCGTGATAGTAGTCTGGAAATCCCGCTGGATGGTCTCCATGTCGGATTTGGAGAGGTAGTTTTCAGCCACAGACGCCTTGATCTCCTCAGCAGTTTTGGAGATTTCGGAATAGTTGTCCTGCACCTCCACCTTGACAGAGGAAATGGTCTCCCGAAGGTACTGCTGGGTGCCAAGAATATCGTCAAGGGTCTCCCGCTGCCCCTCATTGACCGTCTGGCTCAGCGTTTTCCTGGTCGTGCCAAGGGTGACCTTAGAGTTTTCCGGCTTTTGTAGGTCAAGCTCCAGCTTCTGGATGGTCATATATTCGTCCAGGCCATGTGGCTCAGAAATCACTCTGATGGAGTCACCAACCTTGATGCGCTCGATGGACACGTCCACTAAGTGGAGGTCGATGGCACTCAGGGTCAGGGTCACTGTGGGTAGCTGCTGACTTGCCAGTTGCTCATACCCCTTGGAGAGAAGATTGGAGGCCACGGTCACATCATCAAATTCTACGGTCTTTACAATGCGACCGAATAACGCGACCGCATCTTCGTCCTCGATATAGTCCTTTCCGTCATTGACAGCTTCGACGGTGAGCCGCTCATCTGTCTCCTCGTTCTTTGCTCCAAGCGGGATGAGCACTGTAGCGATATCTTCACCACGGATGGCCTGCGTTAGGTCAAGAATATTTGAGCCAAAACGGATGACTTGGGGATTGACATTGGCGTAGTCAGTCACATAGTCGATGACTCTGGCTCCGTCCACACGGCGAGTGCGGATGTAGCCCCCCAACCGGTCGAGCAGCTTTTCCTCAATGGTCGACCATGTCGACTCGTATGAGGAATATCGATAAAGGCTGTCATTGGGGTCGGTCACATTTACCGTGCCGACTGAGAACTGCTTGTCCTCACCGACATCAGCATTGTGATTGGAAATGAGGATACCAAAGTACTCTGCGACCGGGGTGTTATGATATTCAGCCGGCCTCTGTACACTGTCCAGCAGGAATGCCAACTCACCCTCACAGGTGACGGACATGATATTTTGAAAGTCTCCCTCCATATTCAGCGCTCGGAAGGAGCCGAGCCATTCACCGTCCTGATACAGAGCAATCTCAGATTTCATCTTTTGAATTGAGCTGTACATTGGGTGCGTCGGTGCGATGCGGAAGGAGAGGCTCCCGGTCTTGTTGACCTCCAGCTCGCACTTAAGGTCAGCAAGGGCGTAATCTGGGTTTCGCAGGTCGTAGAGTAGCGCCCCATCGCAGAAAAGCTGGTACACCTACAGGCACCCCCTTTGATAGGAAAACTTGATGCTTGTCGCTCCGCTTGCTATGAATGATGTCTCTCCTTCGGGAAGAATGATGCTCGGTAAGGTTTGTTCACCCGAGGACAGGGCGTAGGTCACAGTGCCGATAACGAGGTTGCATTCTGCATCTACGGTGATGGTTGGACAGGCAGGTTTTCGGGTATTCACGAGTACCCCGGATATTTCAGTGCCGGATGCCGCTTCCCATTCGCTGGAATAGACCTCTTGCTCATAACGAAACGGGTCTGCGTCGACCGTAATCAGGAGCTGGCCTGCCGAGCCAAGACGTTGTGGGTTGGACACGCTGGCGCGGCCAACATAATAGTGCCCAAGGTCATCATCAAAGGTCAGCTTCACAGAGCGACCGTGAATAGAATCAAAAATGTGGAGGCAGGTACTATACCAGTCCTCCGCATTCGTGCTTTTGGCGAGCTGCAATTTAATGGTGCGGTTGGAGAAGGTCACATCTCCGGTAAGAACTTCAGACAAATCCAGCCTTCCGTTCCGACCCGGTATCTCCAAATAGGTGGTATTTGGCTCAGGCATAGAGATAACGTCCGAGTTGGTGATGGCAGCGCCCCAATCCTGGAGTGAGTGCTCATCGTTTATAAGCACGCCACGAAATATGCTGCTCATCGGTTACCCCTCCCACTTCGAATGTTGTAGTCAGCCAAGCCAGCGTCGATGTTGGGCAGCAGACGCCCAACCAAGGTGCCATCGTCGAGGTAGATGCCCTTTCCGCTGTTGGCAGCGATGACCGCCAAATACTGCTCCATATTGCTGGTGTCCAGACGAGTAGTCAGGATGCGCTCCAACTGGTCATAGAAGCCCTTTAGAGGAAGGATCGCCTCGGGTCCCGCCTCGCCACCGGCCATGAGATTTGTCCCGTTCATGCCGAAAATCGTGGGGGAGTCCATGATGCCGCCCTCTTTGTACCAGTCAATAGACAAATGCGGCACACTCGGAGGTGCCAGACTGAACTTGCCCGTGATGGAGAAGTGGGGCAGCTTGATTTTAGGGAACTCAATTTTCATGCCGGAGAAGAATCCGACAATTTTGTCCACGATGCCCTTCACGGTATCTCTGGCCTTCTCAATCGGCTGGACGATGGCATTCCTGATGCCGTTCCATACGTTGGTCGCCGTATTCTTGATATTGTTGAATACAGTGGACACCGTGTTTTTCACCGAATTGAAAACCGAGCTGATGGTATTTCGAATGCCATCCACCACGGTGGTGATAGCGCTCTTGATACCGTTCCAGATAGTAGTCACAACCGACTTAACTGCGTTAAACACCGTAGACACGACGGAGTGGATAGCGTTCAGCACCGTGGATATGCGCTCATAGATGGCGCTCCACACGGTGCTGAAGAAATCCCTGATAGCAGTGAAAATCGTGGTGATGACCGAGCTCACCGCATTTACTGCTGTGGATACGGCACTCTGGATAGCGTTCCAAGCCCCTATGAGAATGTCCTTGCAATTCTCCCAGATGAACTGGAACGGCAAGGATATAATGTCCACGGCGGCTTCCAAAATCGAGCCAATGAACATCACTGCGGTCTGCACCACATTACAAATGGTATCCCAGACCGACTGGATGTGCTCCCACAAGCCGGTGAAGAAGGATTTTAACCCTTCGATGGCCACGCCAATGGCATTTACGACATTTTGAAAGATGTTCTTTGCCGTTTCGACTATCGTATTCCAGTTCTGTATGACGGCTATGATAGCAGCGATGGCCGCAGCTACAGCCGCAATCACCCCTATGACAGGGAGCAGGGAGATGTTCAGTGCTCCAATGGAAACTGCGATGGCGGCTATCACAGGGGTCAGTGCAGTAAAAGCCGCAAGCAGCACGCCGAGAATGACCACGAAGTTCTTCACGGGTCCTGGCAGCTTACCAAACCACTCACTGACTTTTTGGATAGCGGTAGTGAGCGGCGGGAGCACTGTGTTTGCGAGCTCGGTGATACGCTCTCCCAGAGGTGCCAGCGCCTGCTGTACCTTTCGGGTATTAGACTCCAGTTGCTCGGTTGAAGTCATCGTCTCATCGAGCATCCCATTTGCCGCATCTCCGACGCTGTCGTAGGTGTCACCAACGGACGTGAGCGCCGTGATGAAGCGAAGGCTCCCGTCTTCGGCCATGGTACCGAAGGCAGTAGCCGCCAAGTTCAATGCTTCCTGCTGATTTGTGCAAGAGGCGATGTCCTGTACAATGGCGTCAATGACCTGCTTTTGTGTTGCTTCGCCGTTCTGCCATGCGGTAAAGAACTCCTGTGTCCGTGTAGAAAACGATCCGATGGCCTCGCCAATGGTGCCATCCACCAATCGGGTCGTGACCTCGTTAATGGCATCGTTAACCTTGTCCAAGTTGTAGGCACCATTATCGAGACCGTTGTTCAGGAGCTGGAAATACTCCGAGGCAGAGTAACCGGCCTGTGCAAACTTACCTGCATACTCACTGAGGTTGTCACCCAGCTCATTTGTCTTGTCCAGGCCATTCTGGGTACCGACTACGATGTAGTCCATGGCCTCCTGTGCGGTAAGACCGAACTGTACCATGAGGGAATTGACGCCCCTCAGAGTTTCGTTCATGTCGATGCCGTACAGTTCGTCCAGCCTGAGTGCCTGCTGAGTAAGGTTGGTGAGGTCGGTATCATTGAGGTCGCCCAGATTACGCCTCACGAGGATGAGGGCATCGGCAACGCTCTCCATGCTGTCACCGACGCCGTTGCCGTATACGTTTTGGATGATGGCGGCAGAGCGTTCTGCTGCCTCGCCTGTCTCGCCAAAGTAGGCAGACACCTTGGAGGACGCCCGCTCCGCATCAGAAAAGGCATCCACAGCTGCACCGCCCAGCTCTTGCAGTTTATCGCCTACACCGGAAAGCTGGTCAGCCGCCTGGATAAGCGCAGAGCCTTTGGTTGCATCTGCAATCCCACCGATACTCTCAGAGGTCTTATCCGCTGCGTCGCTGGCTTCACGAAGCTGCTGGATGAGGTTGTTGATGGCCGTGCCATCATCCACTGTATCTATGGCATCAATGAGCTGCCGCACATCGGCGCGGCCTCCGGTAGCTGCGGAGCCAATTTTCTCGATGGCTGTCTTCAGCTGGTCAGAAGAAGCTCGACCATTCTTGATGGCACGTACCAACTGGTCGCCCAACACATCGGCGTAGTCATCTACCGTGGTGCTGGTCGCCTGGAAGAGCTTCTCCAGCCGCTGTGTGTTTGTCCCAAGTCTGTCTTGCTCTGTCTGAAGGTCAGAGAGGTCGTTTTGATACCGGGTCAGCTTGCCACGTGTCTCTTCGATCTCACGTTGGAATGCCTGATATTTGTCTTCACCGAGGTCGCCGCGCTGGAATGCGGCTGTGACCTGTTCCTGCGCAGCCTCCAGAGCAGAGAGCTTCTCTTCCGTCTGACTGATGGCCTGGGTGAGAAGCTCCTGCTTCTGGGTCACAAGCACGGTATTGGTTGGATCCAGTTTCAGCAGGCGATTCACGTCGTTCAGCGCAGACTGGGTCCTGCTAATGGACGAATTGACGCCCTTTAGGGCTTTGTCCAGACCAGTCGTGTCACCACCGATCTCAATGGTGATGCCCTTGATTCGATTTGCCAAAGCCCTCGCCTCCCTTAAAATCTATCGAAATCTTCCTGCGTGGCTACCTGCCGGTATTTCACTCCATCGTTAGCCCGCTCCGTCCACATATCCGTGACCATGCCGATGGTGAGCAAGTCAAGGTCACGGATAGAAACGCCAATCTCAAGGCAACGCAGAAGGAACAGAGGCGTTGTCATTTCCCGCTCACTTCTGCCAACCCTTTTTTTGCGGCCACATCCGTCTGCACGTTATCGCTCCACATGGCCAACAGGTCGGGCATAATTTCATAGATAGAGAAAATCTCGAACTGGTCGAGCCACTCATTGATGTCCTGGGGAATAGAGTTGTCCGCGTGATACGCCATGATGTAAGCCAGATTTTCAAAAATCTCGAGGTCGTCAATGGCAAACTCGTCCCCGGTCTCCGCATTGGCTTTGAACGACTTCTCCAGCTTCGAGAGGTCACGGAAGATGTCCCTCTTGAACTTCGCTCGATACAGGCGGGGTACCGTAGCGGAAGATCGGAACTTCACAGGTTTGCCGCAAACCATGATCTCGCGCTTGATCATACGCCACCTCCGGCTTCAGTGACCGGCACCATCTCATACACCGTGGAATACCAGCTGTTATAGGTCTCGGTATCCGTGGTGTCTCCGGTACGGGCTTTGACCATTCCATCAGCACGGGGGTCAGCAGTCAGGCTCAGTGTCTCCGTGCCGGGCTCGATGGTGTCCTCCTTCGTCTCGGACTCAATGGAGGGACGGGACGCTGTGCAGTTGTAGAGAACGTGGCGAATAGCGTTCACATCACCGTCGAACTCAAAAAGCAAAGCGAACTTGACCGATTCTGCATTGTTGCTCTGTTCAATGAGCACACCATTCTCATCAAGAGTCTCCTGAAGAATCTCTTCACGAAACCACTCAGGGATAAGGGCAATCTCCAGGTCGCCGCTGTATCCGTTGTTGGTCACGGTACGGAAATACACGATACCGTCCGCATAGAACGGGCTGGACTCGCCTTCGGCGCTCAGGCTGATACTGACTGCGCCGGGGATAGCCTGCGGAGTAGCGTAGCTATAGGTGACCACTCCGTCCTCGCCGGGGGTCTCCGTCAGCTTTGCCGCATATACATTTTTCAAATTGTATTTGACTTTGTTACCCATATGGGTCAGACCTCCAATTCATATAAAACTTCGTACAGCTTCTCCGACTCGATGTAAGACTCGGTCTTATCGTAGAAAAGCCCCGCCCCATCGAGCAGGGCTTCCAGCTGCGCCTCTGTGTCCGGACTCTTTTCGTCCGTGTACAGCTCAATATCCACCTGTGTGACTTTGAAATAGGCAATACCATCAGCGGCAAAGTTGTCCGAGCCAGGGGAGAGATACAGTAAAAAGGGCGGGTCAGGAGACTCGCCTTCTGCAAAATGGTGGTAAGCCAGGGGAATACCCATGCCGCGCAAAAGTGTGGCCATTTCCTGAAGTGTC